ATAAAAGGCTCTTACCCTGCTGGCGGCTGCAACTTATTAAAGATTCACGGAATAGCAGCTCGCCGTCATCATTTAAAACCAGCATGCCGTCAAGCGCATGACATTGCCAAGGATGCAGCGTAACGCCCATGTTTTGCTCGGCCCACAAAGCAACGTCGTTACCTAAAGAGCGTTTTGCAAAATTGTCAGGCAAGATCGTTTCCAGTCTCGGCTGTTCCCTGCCTGTGGGTAACCCTGTGGATTATGTGAACAAGAAAACTAATAAGAAACTAAGGTATTGATTATGGCTGGCATAACGATTCCCCTGATTACCGAATTTAAAGACACAGGTATTAAGCAGGCGCTTAAAGAATTTAAGAAACTAGAAACAGCCGGGGAGAAAGCACAGTTTGCTATTAAGAAAGCCGCCGTCCCTGCAGCTGCCGCTTTGGGCGCTGTTGTCGCTGTTATCGGTTCCGCTGTAGGTGCTGCCATTGAAGATCAGGCCGCCCAGGCGTCGCTGGCTCGGCAGATTAAAGCCAGCACTAAAGCCACAGACAAACAGATTGAAGCTGTAGAGGATTACATTTCTAGCCTTGGTAAGTCTGTCGCTATCTCTGACGATGAGGCTCGACCAGCGTTACAGGCCCTTATTGTTGCCACTAAAGACGTCACCAAAGCGCAGGACCTTTTAAACATTGCTATAGACGTTTCGGCTGGCACAGGCAAGGACCTTGCTACCGTTTCTGACGCCCTGGCTAAAGCGTATGCGGGCAACATGCGAGGCCTGCAAACCTTGTCGCCCGAAATGAAAGCCATGATTAAAGACGGCGCAAGCCTTGAAGAAGTGTTGGCGACATTAGAACAAAACTTTGGTGGCGCTGGCGAAGCTGCCGCTAACACCGCTGCTGGTGGCATGAAGAAACTTGGCATAGCTTTTGACGAAACTAAAGAGTCAATTGGTATGGCGTTTTTGCCGATCATGTTGAAGTTGCAACCTGTCCTAGAAAAGTTTGCTGCATGGGCCGAGAAGAATCCGCAACTGTTAGCCGCTGTGATTGCTGGCATGGGCATTTTGGCTGTATCTATTCTCGCTGTTAATGCTGCCATGCTGTTAAACCCTGCCGTAGCAATCACCGCTGGCATTATCGCTTTAGGCGTTGCTATTGTGGCGGCCTACAAGAAATTTGAAGGTTTCCGTGATGTTGTTAGGTTTGTTGTCAACGGTATTCTTAAATATGTTGAAACAATGGTAAACGGTTTTATCATGGGAATTAACGTGATCATTAGAGCGTTAAACTTTGTGCCAGGCGTCAACATTGACACCGTAGACAAAATCAGTTTAAGCGGCATTGGCGGCGAAGGCGGCGACAAGTCAAGCAATGACCGAGGTATGGGCGGCATGAAAGTTCCTGACTTGTCTAGCAACAATCGAGGTATGGGCGGCGCAGCTGGGACAGGCAATCTGATCACGGTCAATGTGCAGGGCGCAGACCCTCAAGCTGTCGTTAAAGCGTTACAAACTTACGTGCGTCAATCGGGGCCTGTGCCGGTAAACACTCGAGCGATGTAATGGCTAAAATTGCTTGGACATTTGTCAACAGTGACGCTTCCACAGATTTCACTTCGTCGGTACAAAATTTTACTTATACGCAAGGCCGTCGAGGCGTGTTAGATACTTACGCTGGCGGTACGGCACAGATAACTATGCGCAACAATACTGGGCAAGTCGCCGGGGCGTTTCTTGGGTACCGTCAAAAAGTGTTGATTAAAGCCGCTGGCACAAACGCTTTTATTGGTTGGGTTCAAGGTATTGACTACAACGACACGCCAGGGAACGCCAACGACGCTACAGCCACAATTACTTTGGGTGACGCATGGGTTTTAGCGGGACAACAAATTGCTGTAACGCAAGCTTTGACAAGCGCCACTTTACAAGTAGCTGAGATTGGCACCGTTCAGTTTTATACTGGACAATTTACGCAACCGTTTGCGTCTTCATCTATGCAATTATCGGCACCAGGGTATTCGGGTGATTGGAATACACGCCTAAACCAAATTGTGTCGTCAGACCGTGGCAGGTTTCTGATTGTTAATGGAATTAATAGTTACATACCTTTTACCGCTTTGTATTTTTACCGCACAACCTCATTTACATTTGGGCGCACAGCTTCAGCGTCAGTTATCGCTTATCAATCGTTTGACCGTGTTAAAGCTATAGGCAATCAAACGTATGTAAATCAAGCGCAAGTCACGCCGGCGTCGCTAGCGACCCAGACCGCCACAAATGCGCAGGCTTTGGTTGTCGGCACTTCGGCAATCACCGTGGCTTCATTGAACACGACGGTTACGGACGGCCTGAACACGGCGACATGGATAGCAAACAGCATGGCTGACGTTGACCAGGAATCATTTTTTATTTCTACGACGGACATTGCGCAAACCGCCACGGCAAACCTCACAGATATTTTGACTTACCAACGCATTTGCGAATTGGCGTACACGCCGCCTAGCGGCGTTACAACATCGGAATGGGTCAGCGTTGAGGGCGTCACCGTCAGAGGTTTTATAGACCGCACTGAAATTGATTTCAATCTTGCTTCATTGACTTACTATCGGGCATTTCTTCTAGATGACACTGTTTTCGGTGTCCTAGACGAATCACGGTTAGGGTACTAAGGTAACCTCATGGCAATTTCACCCAATGTCACGTTCGTTTCCGGCGCTGTATTTACAGCTACCCAGGGAAACCAGTTCCCGTTTGGCATAGTCGCCAAAGCAACCTCGACTACTAACTACACGCTGACAACTACCATGACGGCGACAACGGGCATGTCGGTGACGTTTACAGCGATAGCAAACAGGAACTACAAGATTACCTATTACGAACCTTATGTGGAAACGACATCGGCGGCCAGCGGACAAACAAACCTTAAAATATTTAAGACAAACACCGCAGGCGATCAGCAAACACAAAGTTTTGTGTCAAATAGTGCCGCCGTAAAAATTATTGGCACTTCAAATATTGTGTTTGTTAACACTTTTAGCGCAGGTTCTGTCACCATTATTGGTGCTGCAAATACAACGTCTATTACAGGTACGCCACTATTGCAGCGAAACCTTTTCTTTCAAGCGCAACTATTTGTTGAGGACATGGGGCCAGCGTGAACATAACAAACCCGCCTAAAGCGTTAATCGTGCTTGTGGCGATGGTGTGCATTACCGTCCTGATGGCTTTGGGCAAAATAGACCAGTCAGCCGGCACAGGTATTTTGGGAACTATTGTTGGGTACAGCGTAGGCAATTCCATACGCCCCAAAAATGGTGAACAGGTACCGCCTATCTTTGGACGCAAATGACCATACGGCCCTACACGGGGAACAAAGACGGCCCGCACCCGCAACCTCGAGAAGGCACGACAGTCTTCAAAGACTATTGCTGCTACCTGTTTGGTATGACCAGCCTCGGTATTTATGCCAACCGTCCCGTTAAAGGCAGCCCGTCTAAAACACCTCACCTGTCTGTGCATGCGACCTGGCGGGCGGTAGACCTCAGCGGTAAAAGCAATGCCAGATACCAGCTGATTGAATTCCTGTTTACTCACCGAGACATTTTGGGCATAGAAGAAATCCATGACTACGCCAACACTTACAAGCCGTCACGGTTTGGTTTCGGTGCCGGGTACCGCTGCAGTCGAGACAGTTGGCTTGTGTACGAAAAGAACACAATCGGCAGCAAAGGTGGAACCTGGGTACACGTAGAGATCAGCCCGCTGTTAGCTGATCACCCTGATGTCGTTCATCATGCGTTTAAAACAATCTTTCAGGGTCCTTGACTTGGCGTCACCCTTTCGGTAGACATATCCCGACCTAACCCGACTAGGAGACAAAATGAACCCGTACAAATTTCTGATGGCTTTGGCTTTGACCTTTACAGGGTTAGCGGTGGCGTATGGCGGCGGTTCCCCGCCCGTTGACAACGCTCCGCTAGCCGTACCTGCCTACAACACTGTTGAGATACTCAGCCCTGAGCAACAGATTGACCGTATAGACGCTTTAAACGCCTCTACAGCGCCTCCCTTGCCTGAAACGACTGTTGCTGTCGTAGACGCTTTTGCCTCCTACAAATGTGGCGTGTGGCTACCTTTAGCAATCAGCTGGTATCTGGCATTGCTTTTACCGCTGAGGTCTACCGCCCGCCAGGTTGCATGTACAGAAAGGTGAGGTGTTTTAGACGGGCTGCCTTTAACGGGACGGTTGGCATAGATACCAAGGCTGGTCATGCCAAACAGGTAGCAGCAATAG